AGTTAGATTTGATTTTGATCAAACTACTGGTCAATGTATATCAACTGCTGTTGTTCTGACAAACGGTGGAACTGGATATTTTGTTACCGACAATGTAAGTATTGCTGGAACATATTTGGGTGGTGCAACTCCAGCTAATAACCTCACTTTCCCTGTTACTAAAACAACAGGAACTAGAACTGGTATTACAACAACATACAGTAACGTTCCATCAACTGTGCCAGCTGGTGGTGGATCTGGTGCAGTCTTTAATATTACTAGAGACGGCAACTTGGATGTTACCAACATAGATGTGGTATCTGGTGGAACTGGATATGCTTCTACTAATATAATTTCCATTGCTGGAACATACATAGGAGGTACATCACCTACTAATGATATTTCACTATCTCCTGTAGAGTTAGGAACAAATGTCATGCCTGATGAATTGTTTATTCAAAAGATAGACGACGTTAAATTTAGAATTTCTGGTCTCTCAACTGCACTTCCTTTCACATTTACTGGTTTAGGAACTGGTTTCCAGAAACTAACGATTGCAGAACCAAACAAACAAGCTTTGATTCTGGTTGATAATATCATTCAAACTCCTATTAAAAATAAGAAGTTATCGGTAGAGGTTACAGATACTGTTTCATCATCTGATCAGGGTATAAAAGTTGGTGTTGGTATTGGTTCTCTTACAAAGGGTGATATACTAAAGTTAGATGATGAATTGGTAAAGATAACACAGATTGGTGATGCTACATTTGTAGAGGCAAGAACAGCTCTTGCAAACAGTACAGTGGCTACTTCTTTCTATTATGATACTAACAGATCTAACTCAACAGTTATCACAAGATCAGACACTTCGGTGACTCTTGATGATAACCCTCCATATTAACTATAAATAAAGAAAAAACGTTTTTAAGTAATGGCTAAACAAGGGATTAGTACTGGTTCGGCTCCCAATGATGGGACGGGCGATACCCTATTGGCAGGGACCATTAAGATCAATAATAATTTTAACGAGATATACGATAAGTTCGGAGACGGTACTAATCTTGTAAGTTTTGTTTCTTTTGCAAGTACAGCAGGGTATTCCACCAACTGTGGTATTGCATCAACATCAGTTGCTGCTGGTATTGCAGCTAGTGTGTCAGATAACATTGATATCAATACATCTGGTGTTGTAACATCAAGTTATGCTGATATTGGTAAAATAACAATTCAACAGCCAGGTGCAATTACAGATGGACCTGTTGAAGTTGGATTTGCTGCAACAATGTTCCGTATCAAAGCTGATGGTATGGTGGGTATTGGAACATCACTTCCAACATCACAGATGGAAGTTGCATCATTCTCAAATGAAAAACCAACTATATGGGCAGTTGCAAAAGGTAATGGACATGGATTGCGAGTATCCGATGCAGCAATATCAGATAACAAGTCTTTTGTAGTTACTAACGAAGCCTACACTGGTATTGGTTCTACCGCTCCTAGATGTAGATTGGATGTGCGAGGAGATATCCAAGTAAGTGGTGCAAGTACATTGATGGATCAGGTCAACTTTAATTCTGATATTACAGAAAAAGTTGTAGGAAACTTTAGTGATACTTTCACTGTGAGTGCAGGCGGTACATTTAGTGTTGATGTTTCACAGGGATCTGTTGTATTAGGTGGATTATCTACATCAGTTACCACTTGGGACTTTACTAGTGTTAGTGGTCAAAATAGTAAGGCAACTACAGTTACAATAATCAATAATTCTGGAATTGGATACACCTATGGTGATGCAGTTAAGGTAAACGGCACTCCTGTTGCATCGGGTATTAAATGGGTTGGTGGTAATCCTCCACCATCTACGGCAAATGATGATATTTTAACTTTTAGTATTATTCGTGATAGCACTGGAGTTACCAGAGTTTATTGCAGTAGTTCAATCAACATCATATAGAGGAATAAATGTCAACAAGAGTTACGCCAGGATCAGGAGCTCTACTTAGACCGTTTTTTAACTCAGTATATGGTGTATACCAAATTGAAGTTTTAAACGGTGGTGCAGGGTATGCCAAAACCGACCCTCCAAAGATTATTGTTGAAGGGACAACTACTCCAGCTGTAGAAGGTGTATTTTACCCTGTCATTAGTGGTGTTGGAACAATATCCGAGGTATTAATCTTCAATTCTGGTGTAGGATATTATCCTGTATTCAGTACATCTACTGGATCAGAGGTGGTCGTAGAAAGAGGTGCGTTTGGTACTATTTCAACAGATCATGCTGTAGGAACTGCATATTCTGTTTTCACTGGTGATTATAACATTATTGAAGATAACATATTCTTTACTGATGCACCATATGGTAATGCAGGTCCTGTTGGACTGCAAACAAGTTCTTCTTTTGCTGGTAGATTATTCTCTAGAAAATTAGATCCATTTGATGAACAAGATACCAACGTAATTCTTGATGATATAGCCTTAGATTTTACAGGTATTGCTGGTACTCAATTTGACTTATCTGAAAACTTAGGTGTAGTTACTGCTCTCTACAACAATGTCAACACAGGTGTTGATATTAACAATAACCCATTTATTTTAATCAACAATGTAGTTCAAACACCTGGCTTAGATTTTGAAATTGTCGGTGATGGTGATAATAAAATTAACTTTTTAAGTGGAGTTCCTAGAGCTGGTAGAATTAATAAAGTTGGATTGACAACTGGTTCAGGATATTATCTACCCCTGAAAGCTGCTGCAAGAGTCGGTGTAGGATCAACTGGTAGTCTTGAGTTTATTCAAATAGAAGGAAAGGGACAAGGATATAGATCAATACCAGAAATAAATGTAAGGTCATCTCAAGGTTATGGTGCAAGTATTACCGCTGTTTTAGGAACATCAGCTGGTAGTGCAGTTGCAATATCTACAGCAGACTATAATCATATTACAGGTATTTGCACATTCAATACTGGTGCGGTATCTCATGGATTTGTAGAGAATGATTTAGTCAGAGTTACTGGTGCAGGGTTTACATTTACTCCTATATCGGCAAACAGAAATATCAATACCTTCGGATACGACTATATCACTGGTATTACAACGATTGGTGTAACTGGTGGCCACTATCTTGGAACTGCCACTAACCAAAGTAGAAGTTTAGTAATAAAACAAGTACAAGTTACAAATGGTATCACTACATTCTTGTTTAGAGAAGACGCATATCCTGTTGTAGAAATTATTGATAATTTGAATGTATTGGTAGATTGCGGTATAAGTACACAAGCACTAGCATATGTTAGTGGTGGTCTAGTACAGGCAGGAGTTGACACCAACATTTTAGAAGGTAGAAATGTAACTGGTTTTGATGTTCTTAGTGGACATACTACAAATACATTCAGATCATTTATTGGTATCTCTACATTTGAACATAATTATGTAAGTGGTGGTGTCATTAACAGGGCAGAAGCTGGTATCATAACAGACTTTAGTATTGTAGAAGGTGGAACTGGATTCTTTACACCTAAGACTGTTGCATATCTTGATCAGACTCCTATCAATGGTATTACAACTGTTACTGCGTATGGTTATGAAACCGCATCAAGTATAAACATATCACAAGTAGATTTTGAGTCATTCTCTGGTGTTGCAACTATTCATGCGGCATCTGCTCACGGTTTGACAACTGCAAATGTAGTTAAGTTAGCTGGTATTCAATTTGCTACAGGTGTTGGTAATATTACATTCCCATCTGATGCACAAAAATACTTTGGTGTCACTGGTATTTTAAGTGCAAAAAACTTTACTGTTAATATCGGTGCTGCAGTTACAACAACAGGCATACACACTGCGTCTGCTGGCATTGGTTCATTCACAACTTTCAGTGGTCATGGTTTAGAGACTGATGATTTTGTAAATGTTACTGGTGTTGCAATTACATTTACAAGTGCTCCTGCCGTTCAAGTTGGACATGTGGAGTATGATCAAACATCAGGTATTGCAACTGTCACCACAAGAAGAAATCATAACCTTACAGAAGATGATTGTGTAATACTTTCTGGTATTGCTTTTACTTGCGATTATGACCCTGCATTAGGTGTTTCTAGTGCATTATATGATAATGTAACTGGAGTTCTAACTGTAACGACTGCCGCACCTCATGGGTACAAGGTAGGTAAAGATGTCATACTATCTGGTCTTGCATTTACTTGTGCTTTAGATAACGGTGCATATCAACATTATTATCCAAGAAGTAGATCAACTGCATACGATACTTCTCTACCAATTACAGGTTATGCTGGCACTGGACTTTCAATAGATGTCGGTATATCTCGTGTTAAGAATCAATATGTTCATAGATTTGAAGAAGCTATCGCTGGTGCATTGGTATATGGTGGTGACTATGCACATAGTTTTGTTCGTGCAGAAGAAGGTGCATTACTCACTGGAGGACCTTTCTTACATGAGTTCCATAGTGCAACTGCAACATCTACATTCTCAGGAGGAGATTATCCACACACTTATGTTAGTTCTGATGATGCAACAATCAAAACTGGTGGAGATTATGCACATACATTCTACAGTGCAGTCACTGGTGCGATTGATGTAATTGGTGCTGGAACACTTACTCCAACAAATGCAGACTATACACCTAGCACTGGTTCGTTAATTATAACTGCTGCTGGTCATGGATTATCTGGACCTACTCAACATTCACTTACAACTGCTAATTACAATCCGATTGTTGGTATTCTAACGATTACAGTTCCTAGTCATGGATTCTCAAATGGTGATCAAGTTTTAATTGCAGATAATTCTATTGGTTGGAAGTGTTCACTTGATGGATTTACAACAACAAAATATTATCCAAGAACTACAGATACTCTAAGCAATACTTGGGTTCCTATCAGTAACGTCACAGGAGACACGTTTGAAGTCTTTGCTGGTATTACAACTAGAGTAGATTATACCGTGTCTGGAGCGGACTACACACCCTCTGTAGGTATAATGACATTGAGTATTGGAACTCATGATCTAACAGCGGGACAAACTTTTAAATTCAGAGGTAGTTCATTAGGATTTACATGTAGTGCCGATCAAAACACTGTTACTAAGTATTACCCAAGAACTACAGATCCAACTTACAACACTGCTGTTCCTATCATAGGTGTATCTGGAACTACGATTACAACTCAAGTTGGTATTACTACCATAGTTCCATACAATATTAGATTTGCAGATTATACCCCTGCAACAGGTATTATGACTGTATCTCTTGATAGACTGCATGGTTTTGCTGTTGGTCAAGCTATCAAGTTTAAGCCTGGATCTCTTGTATTCAAATGTGAACAAGATGGGTATCAAACAAATCATTTTTATCCAAGACCAAGTGACCCATATTATGAAAGAACTCTACCTTTAGTTGGTGCTGCTGGAACACTCTTTACAGTGAATGTAGGACCTACAACTTCTGCAAACATCTATCAGTTTGTTCCTAATCAGGGTGTTGCTGTTGGTGGTGTTATTTCTGGTGGTGATTATGAGTATACATTAGTCGGTGTTGGTACAGACGCAATGATTACTGGTGGTGGAGACTATACCCCATACTGGTATCAGAATTCAACTACTGGAGCAATCCAAAGACCAACTCAAAAAGTTAAAGTAGAACCAGGCGGATTATCATTCAAGTGTGCTAAGGATAACTATGCAACTGTTCACGCATATCCTCGTCCTACAGATCCAATATACAACCTCAATGTAGGTATTGTCTCTGCAACCACAGACACCTTTGAAATAAGAGTTGGTGTATCTACAATCAGAGAACGTGGTATTACCACATCAACTTATAATCCAGCAACAGGTGAACTCATAATGAATGTGGGTGCTGGACACTCTTACTATGATAATTCATCTCACACAATTTCGACGGCAACGTATAATGCTAGTACTGGTGTACTAGAACCAACCATTGCGAATCATGGATTTGTTGCTGGTGAGTATGTAATGTTCGATAAAGAATCAATTACATTCAAATGTGATAAAGATGGATACACTGCTGATAAGGCATACCCTCGTGATTCTGACCCTTACTTAAATAAGTGGTTGCCAATTTATCATGTTGGTGTAAATACCTTCTCTGTATTTGTTGGTGTGTCTACTGTTGTAAATGCACACTGGTTCCAAAGTGCAACCACTGGTGGTCTCAAGAAGGCTAGATTCACTGTTGGTATCAATACAGGTTCAATTAGATTTACATGTGCTAGAGATGATCATGCAACAGAACATGCTTACCCTCGTTCTTATGATCCTATCGGTGGTAATGTATCTGTTGGTATTGGATCAACTTCTGCCACCACACTGACTATTAATGTTGGTGTATCTACAATAGTCAATTCTGCTATCACCACTGCAGCCTATACTGCAAGCTCAGGAATCATGACTGTGTTCTCTAATGTTCATGGTTTCAACGGTGCATATGATGATAAGACAATCCAGTTTGCAACTTACGACGCTGCCAGTGGTATCATGACTGTTACCACAAACCAAGCTCACGGAATGATAACTGGTAATAGAGTATCCTTCAAGAGAGACTCTATTAGATTCAGATGTATGATGGATCAAAGGAAGACTATCAAGAGTTATCCAAGAAGAAAAGACCCATCAGACCAAAAGTGGTTATCTGTAACTGGCATATCTACTAATCAGTTTAGTGTCAACGTAGGAACATCACCTCTTGTTTACCACAGTCCTACAAGCGGATCATATGATCCTTTCACTGGACTAATGACTGTGGATATTGGATCACACACACTACAAAAAGGAACTGGTGTTAAACTCAAAACAAGGGCATTCAAATTTACTTGTGCTTTAGATAATCATGCGACATTCCACTATTACCCAAGGAAATCTGGCATATCTGGCCCAGACCCTGCTTACAATACTTCTGTTAAGATTACTGCTACAACAGATACTACAATTACTCTGGACGTAGGTAAGTCATCTAACCAATCAGAACATATTTTTATTTCTGCTTCTGCCAACTCAGTTATAAGTGGCGGAGACTACTTGCATACATTTGAAAATGCAGAACTAGATGCAATGTTGATTGCAAGAGACACTGTTGGTCTTGCAACTAATTCATACACATGGAGATGTTCTCAGGACAACTATGCGACTGATCACACATATCCTAGAACGACTGATCCTATTCATGATGTAGAAGTGGGTATTGTTTCTACAACCACAGACACATTTACAATCAACGTTGGTATCACATCTAGAGTTAAGTTTAACGTAACTAATGCTACATACGATCCTAACAGTGGTTTAGTAACTATGACGACTGATACGTCTCATGGACAAACAACTTCAACTGCCGTAGGTTTGGTAACAAATGCGTTTGTCTACACATGTGATATGGATCAAAATGCCAGTGAACACGCATATCCAAGAACTACAGATCCAGCACATGATACATCTCTATATCCAACAGCAGTAACATCCAACACCGTGACTGTAAACGTTGGTGTTTCTACAAGAGTAGAATACAATATCAATCATGCTGATTACAATGAAGTGATTGGTATAATGACTGCATACTTACCTACTGCACACGGTATCACAACTGCAGCTGGTGTTGGTAGAAATGTTAAATTGAAGAATGAGTCAATTTACTTCTCATGTTCACAGGATAACTACGCTACTAAACAATTATATCCTAAAGGTGGAGATCCATATTACAATGGTTCACTGATTACTAGAGTTATCAATAACACTACTATTGAAACACAAGTAGGTCCATCTACCACACCTAGTTTCTATAACTCTGGTGGTAAGATTCAAGGTGTTATACTCGCACCTAGACTTAGAAACAACTCTCCTAGTGGTGAAGACTTCGCATCTGGTGGTACATTTGTTGATAAGATTATTGATGATAAGACTTACGTTGTAAATGTTGGTATTTCAACAGTAGATCATAACTATGCAAGAGCTGGAATTTCACAACAAGGTAAGAGGATTGCATCATCTATAGAAAAAGGATTCTCTGGATTTGATGTTATTGAAAAATTAGATGCTGCTAGGTTTAGAGTCAATGCTGGCGTAACAACTGAACTTGCTCTCTTCAAGAGAGGTGGTAGAATTGATAAACCAGTATTTGTTGACATCGAACAACCAGACGGATACTTCAATAGAGAGCTTGAGTATATCTCAGGAACTACTGGAATTGGTACAAATGCAGTTGTTAATTTCCGTATTAATGTTGATGGGGAGATTGGTGAGTTTGATGTTATTGAAGAGGGAACTGCATACAAAGTAAATGACGTTCTAACTGTTGCTGGTATTATGACCAACCCTAGAGTTGGTGTTCTAACTGAATTTAGATTGACAGTTGAAGAACTTGAGAATGATACATTCTCTGGATTCTATCCAGGCCAATTCATCCTGTTTGATGATATTTCTCCATTCTTTAACGGCATCCGTAAGAAGTTTACTTTATCAGTTACAACCAGTGGTGTTACTGAGATCTTAAGTCTTAAGACTATGCCTGGTAGTGATATGGATATTACAAATAATATCTTCATCTATATCAATGATATCATACAAACTCCACAGTCATCCTATACATTCAAAGGTAGTAGAGTTATATTCTCTGAGGCACCAAAACCAAACTCTAAGTGTTCTGTATTCTACTTTAGAGGATCTAAGAGAGACGTTGAGACTGTTGAACCAGTAACATCAGTCAAACAAGGTGACATTGTACAGATTGGAGAGAATAAGAATGTTAAAGATGATATTTCACAATTTGAAAGAACAACTAAGAGAATTGTTGCTTCTGATGTTATGGAGACATTCTCTTACAATAGTATTGGTATTGACACTAACACAGCTGCAGAAAGGCCATTATCTTGGGAAAAACAGAGACAAGATCAGATTTTATCTGGTGTCCTAATTCCTAAATCAAGGCCTGGTTTGAAGAGTAAGGTTCTTCCTACTACTAGAATTATTAAGAACGTTGGTCAGTTAGATGATACAATCTATGTCAATAATGCTTTCCCTGTATTCAATGCTATTGATAAGTTAATACAGTCAGAAAGAAGTGTTCAAATCTTTGAAGATGTTGAGATATCGCCTGGTGTTGTTACCTCTTTAGTTTCTACATCATCTAGTATCTCATCATTAACAATCACAGATGGTGGAACAGGATATACAAATCTTACAAATCCAACTGTTGCAATTTCTAGTGCATTGATTGAACGTAAAGATCCAATCTCTGCTTGGCGGTTTGATGCAATAACTGGTATTACATCATCACAAGAGTTCAGAGCTATATCTAAACAAGAACCATATGTAGCTGTTGGTGCAAGTAGTTTCTACATGAATACCAAGAGTGGAACATTCTGGGAGAGGGGTAGGATTGGATTTGGTGATACTATCACATTCAATGGTGTTGGTGTTGGTGACAGCGGAACTTCTGATGTTCATGTCATGGCAGTGGGTGATTTTGGATCTATGGCTAGAGCAGTTGCGATTGGTAACAGTATCAGTGCATGGACTCCTATTGATCTATTTGAACAAAGACAAATCCCTGCAATCAACCAAGTAAGCACATTCGATAGTACATATACTGGTAATTTCAATGGTGTTGTTTGGGAAAGAACTAGAGACACATGGGTTGCTGTTGGTGCTGCTGGATCTATATTCACTACTGTTGGTCTTACATCTACTGGTGCATTTAGTCAGTTCTCAGGAACACTAGAAACTTTAAATGCAGTTTGTTATGGTCAATCAGAATATATTGCAGTTGGTAATGGTGGTGCTATCATTGCATCTAATGATGGATTTGCTTGGTCAGACAAGGTAAGTAATACTGTTAATGACTTAAATGATATCATCTATGATGGTAATAAGTTTATTGTTGTGGGTGATAGTGGTACTATTGGTATCTCAACTGATAAGAACTTCTGGCAACCTTGGAGTCAACAGTTGCCAGCTGGAACACAACACCCTGCAACATTTGATTTTGCAAAGATTAAGTTCTTTGATAATTTNTACGTTGGTCTTTCTACAGTTGGTGATCTTTATTACTCCTTTGATCTTGCAAACTGGAATAAGAGAACTGTTGATCATACTAATGAAATTCGTGATTTGGTACAAACACCTTATGGCGACTTTGCAAGTAATAGAGTCATTGCAGTTGGATCTGCAACAACCAATTTCTATGCAGACCCAGTTATTAACAGAGGAACTGCAACTGCATCAGTAACATCTGGTGTCATCACAGCTATTAATATTACTGATGGTGGATTTGGTTACAAGGTTGGAAGTAACCCTCCAGTTCTTGTTGAATCCGATAAAACTAAGAGAGAAGATTTATTCTCAGTTGATGCTATAGGTGACTTTGGCGACATTGTAGGAATAAATACATGGTTGCCAGGCTCTGGTGCTAGACTTCCTCAGTTAGCATTTACATTGAAATCTCAATTCAATGATAATACTAACCTTGGTTATGGATATTCTTCACTTAACAATCTTGGAGTTGAATTTAGTGGATTATCTCAGGGAGATTACTTCACTATCTACGATAGTTCATTAGTTGTTGGTCATGCCTTAACTGGTATCACTACATCAAGTGGTTCTAATCAGGTTGTTGGTATGGTAACTTCTGGTGATTATCTAGGAGGAGTATTCAGAGTTGAACAAGTTACTGTTGGAGATGCTATCTCTGGATTAGTAACAGTCACATGTGCTTTCTTGCCAGGACCTACCCCTTATGGTAACAACACAATTCAAGTTGGTGTTGGTACAACCGCAACTACCGATACGTTCTGGGGTAAATATAGTTGGGGTAAGTTATTCGGATATCAGAATCGTGGTGCTGGTAATCCTACTAACTTTATTGTTAACCCTCTGAATGGAAATGTTGGATTGTTAACCCTATGAATGGAAATGTTGGATTATCCACTGCTGCGGTGGTCTCCAGAAAGAAACCATTAACTTAACCACTAAATAAACCTAAAGACTAGTTTTTTTAAAATGCCTGCTATTATATCCGAACAGTTTAGGATTCTGAACGCTGAGACTTTTGTACAAAGTTTCGTTGGTGTCGGATCTACAGTAAATAAGTATTATGCTTTTATGGGATTGCCTAATTCCATTGAACCGAAAGCGGGCGGCACTGTCGATTGGGCTACTAATACACCATCACCTTTGGATGGATTTGAAGAGGAGTACTCTATCAAAGAGTCTATCATTGCAATGAAGAAGGTTACTGATAAGGATGTTCGTAGACTTGTTAGGAAAGTTAGCTGGGTTGCTGGTACAACATATGAGATGTATAGACATGACTATAATATCTACAATCTCACACCAATCACCTCACANGGTAGTTTGTACGATGCAAATTACTACATAGTCAATGAGGACTTGAAAGTTTACATTTGTCTGCAAAATGGATCAGACCCTGAGAACCCAAAGGGAAGGCCATCATATGACCAACCCACATTTGTTGACCTTGAACCAAGGGCAGCTGGCACTAGTGGCGATGGTTATGTTTGGAAATACCTTTATACGATTAAACCATCCGAAATCGTTAAATTTGACTCTATTGAATATATTCCAGTGCCCGAAAACTGGGGCTCACAAGGGGAGACTGTTGCAACAAAGGCTAACGCTATAGATGGAAAGATTGAAGTGGTTGTGGTTAATGATAGAGGTGCTAACTACCAACCAATCTCCACCTCATTTGCGAATGTTCCCATTTTGGGAGATGGATCAGGAGGAAAGGCTACAATTACGATTGATTCTTTCGGAAAAGTATCTGAAGTATTTGTTACTGACGGAGGGCAAGGATATACCCACGGATCAATACAATTTTTCCCAGGCGCTCCAGGCAGTGAGTCTGGCGGAGTACTTGCTAACCTTACCAATACAGGAATCGGAACGACATCTGTAGCAAACTTTAGTGTTATTGTTCCACCTAAAGGTGGTCATGGATACGACATCTATAGAGAACTTGGTGCGTATCGAGCTCTACTATACTCTAGATTTGAAACTCTAGAAACTAACCCTGACATTATTGAAGGTAATGATTTTGCTAGGGTTGGACTAATAAAAAATCCCACCGTATTTGGCAGTGATACAGAATTACTAGACACTGCAATGGTGAGTGGATTAAAAGCTTTGAAACTTGGTGGTATTACAACAGCAACAACTTATGCTGTTGACTCAGAAATTTCACAGACTGTTGGACTTGGATCTACTGCAATTGGATACGTTGCATCATGGGATAAAGTAACTGGTGTATTGAAGTATTATCAACCAATGGGTCTTGCATCTAGTGAAACTGGATTTAAGATTATTCCATTTACTTCAACGCCTGATGTTGGGTACGGAGTTACTATTGATGGATCATCTGTTAGTGGTTCTTTACTATCTGTTGATACCAACTATAACGGTGTCAGTACCTCGATAAATAATAAAGTCTATCAACTTGGTATGAGTTTTAGTGCTGGTATATCATCAGCAGAATTTAATACTAAGTCAGGTGAAATAATTTATATTGATAATCGAACTGCAATCCCAAGATCTGCTAGTCAGAAGGAAGACATCAAAATAGTGCTGGAGTTTTAAAAGCAAATGCCACAGAATACCAACTTAAATTCATCTCCATACTTTGATGATTTTAGTGATTTAAAAAATTATCAAAGGGTACTATTCAAACCAGGCTTACCTGTACAGTCTAGGGAACTTACTACACTTCAATCTATTCTACAGAATCAGGTTGAAAAATTTGGTAAGCATTTCTTCAAAGAAGGTTCTGTTATAATTCCAGGCCAACTTGCTTATGATAATGAATATACTTGCGTTCAAATTGATGATAGTCACTTAGGTATTCCTGTATCTCTTTACTTAGATAACTTAAAAAATAAAAAAATTAAAGGTGAGACTAGTGGTGTTACTGCTAAGATAGAAACTTATATTGATAATAGAACATCAGTCAAGGGAGCATACACTCTATACATCAAGTATGTAAGTTCTAGTGACACTGATTTCTCAAGAAAGACTTTTGCAGACGGAGAGAACTTACTACTAGAAGAGGATATGAACTATTCTCTATCAAGTATTAGAGCTGGTGCTAGTTTTGCAACAACAATTATTTCAAATGCCACTGCAACAGGTGCCGCAGCAAAGATCGCTACTGGTATTTACTTTATTAGGGGATTCTTCGTTACTGTTGGTGATTCTACAGTTATTCTAGATCAGTATAGTAATACTCCTTCGTACAGAATTGGTTTACTTGTAAAAGAGGAACTTATAACTGCTTCATCTAGTGATAACGATCTATACGATAATGCAAGAGGATTCTCAAACTTTGCAGCGCCTGGTGCTGATAGATTTAAACTATCTACAACCTTAATCAAGAAGTCTCTAACAGATCTAAATGATGAGAACTTTGTAGAATTGATGAGAGTTGAAAATGGTGTTCTACAGAGGTTTGTAAAAGCTGGTGAGAGTAGTTTAAATCTTATCCGTGATGAGTTAGCAAGAAGAACATTTGATGAATCGGGACATTACTATGTAAATCCATTCCCCATTTCAACAAGAGAGTGTATCAATAATAGAATTGGAAATGATGGTGCATACTATGATAATCAACTAACTCAGCAGGGTAACGTTCCTAGTGAGGATTTATTGTGTCTTTCTATAGGGCCTGGTAAGGCATATGTTAAAGGATTTGAAATTGAATCAATTAACACAACAACTGTTGATGTTCCTAAACCAAGAACCACTGCAAAGATTGTCAATGAGTCTTTGCCTTTTAGTGTTGGTAGACAGATTGAAGTCAATAACGTATATGGTTCTCCACTAATAGGCATTAGTACAAGTTCTTATGTAAAACTATTCAACGAAAGAACTTCTACTGTTGGTACATCAAACGGAGAGCAAGTTGGTGTTGCTAGAGTTTATGATATGAAGTTAAAGAATGTTGGATACGCAGATTCTTCAACTGTATTTGAAACTTCTTTATATGATATCCAAACATTCACATACTTACAATTAAACGCTGGGACTTATGTAAACTGTCCAACATATGTTACTGGTCAGAATAGTGGTGCAGCTGGATATGCCTACACTTCTGCAAGTAATTCTACACAGGTAACTCTATATCAAGTTTCTGGTAATTTCCAAGTTGGTGAAGAATTATTCTTTAATGGTGTTACTTCAAATAGAAGTGTTCTAGAAGTAGAAGATTATGGCATAGATGATGTCAAACAGATAGTCAGTAACGACATGACTAACTATCCGTTTACTGCTGATCCTATTTTGGATTTGGGTCATCTTATCGCTCCTGTTGCAACACAGTTTACTGTTAGTGCTGCTTCTGGTGCTGCATCTACAATATCATCCCCTAGTGCTAGTTTTGTCAACTCTGGTATCAAGACAGGTGACATTATTCAGTACAGTGTTGCTGGTAATTCAGTTCCAACTTACAACAGAGTTACAAATGTAAATGCTCTTGCAATCAGTCTTGAGGCTACTACAGACGTTGAGAACGTATGTTCTGGTGCATTACCTGTTGCCGAGTTATCTGCAAACGATCTATTCAAGGTTACATTGGAAGTTAAAAATAACTCTCAAGCATTTTTATTCAGTGAACTTACAAAACCAAATGTAGCTAGTGTAGATACAAATGGTGCTGACATTTTATTTAAGAAATCATATAATATTACAGTTGCAAGTAATGCCTTCAGTGGAACATTAGAAACTGATGCTGACCTTACACTAGAACCATTTGATGAAGAAGATTATAACCTCACATTCAAGACAACTGGTAAAACAGAAAATCTAACCAGTCAAAAACTTACAGCTACTGGTAGAACTGTAACTCTAGCTGGATTAGATACTGCTTCTGGTGCTGCTGTATTGACAGTAACTTGGAAGAAAGTAAATGTAAAACCAAAATCTAAAGTATTCAAGAGAGCTACAACTTATACACTCAATAAATCTTCAAAAACTCAGTCAGGTACTGGATTAATGAAGTTAAATGATGGTCTCACATATGACACCACATTTGGTAACAGAGTTCAAGATGAAAGAATCTCTCTCGGAGTATGTGATGTTGGAGAAGTTCTTGCTGTATTAGAATCTTCATCCACAAGTGATCCTCAGTTCCCGATTCTACAACTTACCAATCTAAACTCCAATATTCTTAATACTGTAGTAGGTGAGAATATTGTTGGTAAGACATCTGGTGCATCTGCTGTATTAGTTTCAACTAACGGATCTAACGAAGTAAGTTTTGTAACTCAAAACGAAAACTCTTTTGAGATTGGTGAAGAGATTGTATTTGAAGAAACTAGAGTTGGAGGTATTGTTCAATCATTCATTCCAGGCGATAGAGATATCAGAGATAACTACACATTTGATCCAGGCCAAAGATTAGATTATGTTGACTTCTCTGCACTTGTCAGAAGAGAGAACACAGAATCACCTACAAGAAGACTTACAATCGTTTATAATAACTTTGTGATCGATGGTTCAGATCCAGGCGACTTTGTAACTGTAAACTCTTACGAAAGGAAATACTATAAAGATGTTATACCTTTTGTTGGATCAATTCCAACTTCTGATATTATTGACTTAAGACCTAGAGTTACATCTATTGTTGCTGGTAAAGCTCCTTGGGAATTTGAAGGAAGACAATTTGTTCCTGGCACTTCATCTTCATCTCATGTTGTTGCAAAAGATAAGTCATTCAACGTATCATACGAATATTATCTTGGAAGAATAGACAAACTATACTTGAGTAAAGAAGGTATATTCACTGTATCTCAGGGTATTCCATCCGAATTACCAAAACTTCCAAACACTATTGATAATGCTTTAGAAGTTGCAACTATTCAGCTTCCACCATACTTGTACGATCCTAATGAAGTAGAAATAACAGTCAATCAACATAAGCGATTCCGAATGAAGGATATTGCTACCATTGAGAGCAGAGTTAAGAATATAGAATACTATACATCACTATCTCTTCTTGAGGTGGAGACTTCAAATATGTCTCTTCGTGATCCACAAACTAATCTTGACAGATTCAAGTCTGGATTCTTTGTTGATAACTTCAAATCTGTAGCTGGTGGTGATGTAACTAATCGTCAGTATAAGGCATCTATTGACCCAACAGAGGGTAGATTAAGACCACAACACTACACAACATCTATTGACCTTTTACTAGGTTCAGAAGCGATTGTGGGCGCAGCTACATCTTCAAATCCCACTGCTGATTATAGATTTGTTGAAGATCTTGGTGATGCAAACGTCAAGAGAATTGGTGACGTTGTATGTTTGAATTATGATGATACGATTTACTTAGAAAACAACTTTGCAACTCGTATTGAGAATGTAAACCCATTTGCTGTTGTAAA